GTACAGCCTCCGGTACAGCCACCGGTACAGCCAACAGTACAGCCACCGGTAGACCCACCAGTACAGCCACCAGTACAGCCTCCGGTAGAACCAGTACCTCCTGTAGAGCCAACGCCTACTCCGGAGCCTACACCTACACCAACGCCTACTCCGGAGCCTACACCTACACCAACGCCTACTCCTCCTCCTAGCGAGGGTGGTGGTACTGGTACTGGTGACGGAAACGGAGATGGTGACGGAGATGGTGATGGCAGTGGAACTGGTGACGGAGATGGTGATGGTGACGGTAACGGTTCTGGAAGAGGATCAGGCAGCGGCATAGGCACAGGCGTAGGAGCTGGTAACGCCACACGAACCACAGACTCTCTCTTTGGAGACATGCTGAAGCTAGAAACACAAGTAGGTTCTACACAAGAGCTTGTACCGTTTAGCTTAGCACCTACACCAGAGCTTATGCCTTACCAGTACGAACAGGCACAGCCTCTACAGCAGTTCACACAGCCACGTATGCTAACAAACGAGAGTGGCTTACAGATTAACATACCACCACGACAATTAACTCAAGAAGAAATGCTACAGCAGTGGCTAGACTCACAGAAGGTTTCCTTGTAATGACATACTTACAACTAGTAAACAGCGTATTGCGTAGGCTGAGAGAGGACGAAGTAACATCAGTTTCTCAGAACAGCTACTCTAAACTTATTGGGGAGTTTGTCAATGATGCTAAACGCTCCGTAGAAGACTCTTATGACTGGACTGCTCTGCGTACTACACTAACTGTAACCACAGACGATACAACCTTTAACTATGTGTTGACTGGCTCACAGAACAGGATGAAGCTGTTGGACGTTATTAATGACACCTCAGACTTCTTCATGCAGTACCGTCCTTCTCGCTGGATGGACAACGCTTTCTTGATTGAGACACCGCCTCTAGGCTCTCCACAGTTCTACAGCTTCAATGGTGTTAACGCTGCTGGTGACAACGCTGTAGACATCTATCCTAAGCCTGACGGTGTGTACCAGCTACGCTTTAATGTGGTGCTGCGTACAGCAGACTTCACAGAAGACACAGAAACTCTGGCAGTGCCTTCATCACCTGTTGTGCAGATTGCTACAGCACTGGGTGCTAGAGAGCGTGGAGAGACTGGCGGTACAAGTGCAGCAGAGTTGTTTGCTCTGGCTGACAGAACATTGTCTGATGCTATTGCTATTGATGCGTCACAACACCCTGAAGAAACTATCTGGTATTCTTAATGGCTAAACCACTACAGAACATTACAGTAGCTGCTCCAGGCTTCGCTGGTCTTAACACACAAGACTCTCCTATAGGGATTGATCCTTCGTTTGCTGCTGTTGCAGACAACTGTGTTATTGATCAGCTAGGCCGTATTGGTGCGCGTAAAGGCTGGGCAGAGGTTTCTACTAACGGTTCTTCTGTACTGGGTACTAGCCGTGGCATAGAGACTGTATACGAGTTTATTGATAACTCTGGTGACAAACGTGTACTGTCAGCAGGTAACAATAAAATCTTTACAGGCACTACTACTCTAACAGACGTTACTCCTACAGGCTATACTCCTACAGCTAACAACTGGAAAGTAGTAACGCTGAACAACCACGCTTACATGTTCCAGAGAGATCACGAACCAGTATTGGCTACAGATCACGCAGGCTCCTTTGAGGTTGAAGAGATGTCAGCCCACACCCACGCAACTGGCACTCCTCCGTATGGCAACGAAGTCTTAGCAGCCTACGGTAGACTCTGGGTAGCTGACGTTACAGGCAACAAGCACACTGTCTACTGGTCAGATACTCTACAGGGTCACCACTGGACAGGAGGCACTACAGGCTCGTTAGACGTGACTACTGTATGGCCTACAGGCTTTGACGAGATAACGGCTCTAGCGGCCCACAATGGCTTCCTAATCATCTTTGGTAAGAAGTCTATACTCGTGTACTCAGGAGCCTCCTCTCCTGCCTCTATGACGCTTACAGACACCATAGAAGGCGTTGGCTGTATAGCTCGTGACTCAGTACAGCACACAGGCACTGATATACTGTTCTTGTCTGAGACAGGTGTACGTAGCTTTGGCAGGACTGTGCAAGAGAAGTCCATGCCTATGCGTGACATCAGCAAGAATGTACGCACTGACTTAATAAACCTTGTGCAGCTACAGACTAATGCTATCAAGTCACTGTACAGCTCTGAAGAAGCCTTCTACCTGTTAACACTACCTGACAGCAACACTGTGTACTGTTTTGACATGCGCAGGCAGCTAGAGGATGGTTCACACAGAGTTACTACATGGTCTGGTATGTATCCTTTGTCGTTTGCTGCGCTAGAGGGTGGTGACATATATATAGGCATCTCTTCAGGCGTTGTTAAGTACTCAGGCTACATGGACGGTACTGACAAGTACGAGATGCGCTACTTCAGTAACCCTATGGACTTTGGTAACACTTCTAATCTGAAGTTCCTAAAGAAGTTTAACTTGACTATCATTGGTGGTCAGAACACGCCTACTACACTTAACTGGGGCTATGACTACACAGCTAACTACACTAAGCAAGCCTTTACATTTGGTGAAGCTAACATTGCTGAGTATGGTATAGCTGAGTACAACACCACAGGCGAGTACACCTCTTCTATTCTCATCAACACTCCAAAGGTTAACACCAGCGGTAGTGGTGAGGTAGTAACCATTGGCTTA